ATCATTTGCACCAAAAGCAAAACCTGCCTCGGCGTAGGAACCGTTGGCGAAGCAGTAAGAACCGAGAAGGTCTACTTATGGAAATTCGAATGCCCTGAGATCGTCTAAACGCAAAGTCGAGCAGGCGCCCTGATGAGGGTTTTGCAAAATTTTTGCAAATCGCAGACAACAAAAAAGGGCCCACCTTTCGGTGAGCCCTTCCAGACCGCCCAGCAGAGCGGATTTTGTTTGGTAGGCGCGATTGGACTCGAACCAACGACCCCCACCATGTCAAGGTGACCCCGAAATCTACGCAAGCAATTGATTTACAAAGAAAAACTGGTTATTTCAGGTGGGTGCAAAACCGTCCAATCACCCTATAAGAATCAATAACTTAGCGTTGTATATTCCTACAGTAGTTCCCCTTCCCCGGCGTTCTGCCGACCGTTAAATATCCTTTGAATGCGGTGCTACGCTTCCTTGATCCACGAAGGAAAACCAGATGCCGAACTCAGATCTACTCCCCTCCCTGCTCTTCAAAATCAACGAAAACCAGCTCGCCCTTGAAGCCGCCATCATGGAGCTCAGCAATTGGGTCGAGCAGCGTGGTGCAGCCGAGGTTGCCGAAAACGTACGTGGCGCCCTGGAAGCGATCGACCGGAACGAGGAATTCATCAAGATGACCCTAGCAGTCATGATGACCCCAGAGTGAAAAAAAACACTTCGTCGTGCGGTCCTCGCCGAAACGTCATGTCTCAATTACTGTATATACAAACAGTACTAGTGAGGCGCCACGATGGACCCGTACGAAATCGAAGACACCGACGACTGGCTCGGCAGCCCGACGCCGCTCGAAACCTGTCGGCATTCGTTGCACATCTATGAAAACGAAATTCAGGAACTGACCCTGCAACTGCGCCAGGCCCGGGAGAAAATTTACAAATTGGTTGAGATGCATGCAGAAGTTGCCAAAGAGCGCGACGGCCTGCGATCCAAATTGCAAAAAATCATGACCGCCCTGGACGACGTAAGACGCCGAGCCTCGGAGTTAGAGACAAAGACCAATTGGGAGCTGATGGCCAGCAATAAGCACATCACCGAACTGACCACCCAGCTACGAATTCTCAAAGGGGAAAGTCCGTACGCCGATCCATTCCCCCATCAGCGTGACAACTCCCGCACGTAGGCTTGGCATGCTGCCAGCGCAATCAGTCCTTGGTCGCCGGCGTTGGTGATGGCGACAATTCGTTGAGCATGCGCTGGGTCAAGTCGGGCGCGTGTTCCTCCATGAACCATGCCGCCGGCGCCGGTACCGGATGACACTGAACAGCCACTGGCTGAATCCGTGGCGTCGAGAAGGACTGACAGCCGCAGATCAGCAGTGGCAAGGCGATCGCGCAGGCGCGCCTGGTCTTTTTGTGCATTGGTCAAAACCTCATGATGGGCTTGGTCGCTCGCCGAAAGGCGCTGCTCGAGCGCCAGGCGCTTGTCCTGATCGGCACGGACCTGGGCGGCGGCAGCATTGCTAAGAGTGCCAAGGTCGGACTGATGCAGCAGCGCTTGAGCGGCGAGCTGCCCACCGTAGCGCCAGTCCTGCACCTTCCACACGCCAGCGGCGGTGGCCAGCACCAGCACCAGCACTCCGACCAGCACCAACTTCAGTGAAGTGGAGGTCATAGCTAATCCTCCCAAGGTGGCAGGTCCACCGTCTGGCCTGCAAGGGCATGAGTGCAGTCGCCCAAGAACTGGATTTGGCCATCGGTCACGAACGAATGGCAGACTCGATCACCATCAGACCAGCGATACTGCACCAGCACCGAAGGGGTGAAGGTCGGCTTCTCGACGCTCCCATTCCAACCCCAGCGCGGACCTGGCCCGGGACCGTGCAGGACTCGATGCATCATCGTGCAGCCAGGGCATTCAAACCAAAGGCTGCCTTCCTCGGCAGTGGCCAAAACACGGGACAATCTGCTGAAGGCTGTCATGGCACATCCTTGAAGAACAGGTGGTGACCGAGCGCCAGCGTCTGCTTGGCGCCCTTCACCCAGGTCGGAGGCTTCGGCATGGTGGTCGCGTAGTAGTGCGTGGCACCGCCGGTAGGGTCCGGCACCTTTCCATCGACCACCTGGTCAGCGGCAATCCGCGCCTGCGCGAGCTCACGAAATGGAATCTTCTTGGCGCCACTCAGGAAGGCGAAGTTCGGGTCGTTCCTGTTCCAGCAACTGAACTGGTAGGGCTTCTGGCACACGCCGGCATAGCCCTCCCCCCACCACGACTTGGTCTTGCCGTCGTTCACCCGGTTGCAGATGGTCCAGGCCACGGCGATCTGGCCGGCCAGGGATTCCCCGCGGGCCTCGCCCCACAACGTGCGGGCGAGGATGTCGCGGTCTTTCTCGGATACGGTCATCACTTTTCTCCGGGCAAAAAAAATCCCGCACTTGGCGGGCCTTGGTGTGCGCTAGGCACTCAGGCTTCGTTGGACTCGGACGCTTCGACACTCACCGGCAACGGGTACCGGGCTTTGATGGCAGCCACCGAGGCAAGCCACGCGGTGTAGTCAGGCTCCAGGCCTTGGGAGAGCGCGTCATAGTCAGCCTCCAGCCGCAACGGGTCTGACTCGGCAAGGTAAGCGGTCCGAAGTGCATTGAGCGCAGCGTCAAGCTCCGCATTCTTGCGATCTTCCTGCTGCTGCTCAGCGGTGATCATTTGGCTGAAGTCGATGTTCATTCTGGAAGCCTCACTTCACCATCGGGTGGGTTAACAATGTCGCTGGGGAAGCGGACCGCGATACTGGAATCCGCGTCGCAAGGAATCCCCAAGGCGATAATGAGGTCACCATTGCGACGGGTCACATCACCCACCACATGCTGACAGTGAACCGCCGACCAAGGCAGAACCGCACCCTCCGGCAGCTGCCGAAAATCGTACGACTCGTCATTGATGATCAGCACATCGCCGGATTTCTGAACTGAAAGCGGCGCACGGCCGCCCTGTGGTGAAAGCTTGATGATCATCAGAACCACCTTCCTATTGCTAAATACCGGCCACCGGAGATTGTTTGAGCGGTCGGACCATTTCGGTAAACCGCCTTGGCAGACCAGTTGGCCCTTGAGTTATCTGTGGTGTAGCCATACACATCAAGACTTGATTGAGGGGTGCCAAAGGCCTGAAAGGTGTAGGTGGTGTCCACAAACAGAACCGGGAACACGCCCAGCGGCGACACCGTCGCGATGGCGCCGGCGGCCACTGCGAAGTCCGCAATTGGCCCCGTGCAAATCAACCGGCCATCTGCAAATTTCGTGGCCTCACCATTCGCGTTCACCACCTTTTCGAAAATGGCGCCGGAAGGTACACCGCCGCCTTGCGAGACGGTTCCGAGAATGGCCGCGACTGCCGCGGCGCCCAGGCCCAAGCCAGAACGGGCCAAGGCCTGAGTACTGCCACCCGTCCCGCCTTTTGCTACGGGCACCACGTTTTCGACAGAGACCGCGCCGAGCCCGGCCAACGTCGCGCCCCATTGATCGACCAATTGCCGCAGGCGGTCGGCGGACTCTTTCACGTAACCCTGTACCGGCACCAATGAATAAGCCCCGGCAGGGGCGGTAGCACCTTGATAGGCGGGGAGAATCGACAGCACCGTGGTGCTGGCAATGTTCGAGACTTCGTACCAGCGCCCATCCGGGCCTTGAAATGCGTCACCTACGCGAGCGTTGGCGGCGAAGGTCGTGCCAGTGCCGATCACGGTGGTGCTGCCGCTGGTGACGGCGACTGTTCCTGATCTGTACCAGGGCATGGCTGTTCCTTATCCGAAGGGAAATGGGAGATTTGCTGTTGTGATAATCAATGCCGTTGGAAGCAAAGTTGGAACGTTGTACCAACCAACTGGTCTTGGTGCTGTACCTTGTGTAAGAGTTGATCCACCTGATGCACCAAACATAAAGCTGATACCACCGACACGACCATATGCACCTTCTAAAACAGAATACATAGAAGGCGCTGTCCCTTGGTTGTCGTTGTACCCACACCCTCTAGACCAAGGAAGGTAGGCTGCATATTCAACCCCTGCCGTTAATGCAACATCAAACCGGCAATCCATCTTTATGGTCCAAGTATCAACGCCCGCGTACCGTGGAACTGAAACACCACCATTGTATGCGTTTTGCACACCCCAAGTACCAGAGGGTGCTGTTGGTGCTGGCGGTGTATATGTCCCAACGATATTTAGCGGCGCTTGCAGAGAGTTAAACGTAAGCAAACCAGCCGAGTTGTATGTTTTTAAATATGGCGATCCGGCAATGTTGTCAGCCATCAAATCAAAACAATAAAACTTAGTTGATGCACTTGCGTTTGAGTAGTGGAAGGTGATGCTTGCTCCAGAGGTAACGCTTCCATTCAACGTCCCAGAACCAACAATGAACACGATTGGTGACTTAGCGTTGGTTACAGTGAAGCTCCACATCTGGTCATATCTAGATGGATCGTTGACCGATGTCGAGGCTGTCCAGTTGGCTCCATCCGAAGGGTCTAGCTGGGCCGACTTTAGAATCCGGCGAGTCCAAGAAGAGCTGTACGCCAGATACCCACTCTTAACCAACCCGTAAGTAATGTTGTTTGTGTCGAATAGCAAACTACCGTCTTCTTTCTTAACTACCAATTGAGGCATCTAGTAATACCCATAGTAGATACGTGCGTTGACCGCGTAGAACCCCCAACCATTGGTTGCGAATGAGTAATCCCAGGCTAGCGTTGTACCAACGATATTTACACCGGGTATCTTTCCAGTACCAAGCCCGGTACTTACTAACGGCACGACGATATAAAACATAGTTTTACCAGTCGGTGGAGCTGGTATGGCAATACTACCATCCACCCCCCCTGTAACGACCGACCCCATCGTTTGACTGATATTCATAGTCATATCAACCAATACTTGGCTGGCCGCGTTTTTTAGTGTAATCCCCGTCATTGCTATAGACTCAAGTCAATACCGAGTACCCCGTTAGGGTGGTAGAACTTCAAGGAGGTTGGTGAAAGCTGCATCCTGCCGCCCGCACTGGCCCCGTTCATTTCAAAACCACCACTCTTATTGATCGCCCAACCCTGCACACCTAACTGGTAGTTATCAGATTGAATATATGAACCAATCTTGGCGTTAGTGATGGAGCCGTCCTCAAGAAATGCCGACCGCATGAACACCTGCCCGCCAGTGACCGCAAACGGAGAAGACAGCGTGCCGTTGATGCCGTTAACCACCGCGAAAAGATCGGCATTCACCAGGAACTTGCTTTGCAACCCTGCCGGGCCGTTCTCAATGCCTAGGCCGATGCCCGCCGCCACGTACTGCCCCTGGCTATTCAGCTGCATTTTTACCGACCACATCGTGCTGGCCTTGCCGTCGAGGGCTACCACCGCCTGACTGACCGTCTGCACGGTTGCGTTCGTGCTGCCGATAGACACTTCCAGCTGTTCCGAGCGGCGCGCCTGGGCTGTATCACCGTCCGCCCTAACGCGGGTTTCCTCAGCAAACTTCGCGGTAGATCCCCACGCTTGCAACGCTCCAGCCAGATCGCCCTCCGCATCATCATCCCGCCCGGCCGTGTAAACGGCCTCGACGGTTGTCCGCATCGAAACCACCGCCGCATCGGTTGTCACCTGAGCGTCTTGCACGTCCTGAATCTTCGCCGTGTTGTCATCGACCTCCAATTCAATCGTGTTGATCCTTCTCCCCAGCGCGTCATCACCTGTAGCCCGGGCTTCGGATTCAGAACCAATGGCCGCGGTATTGCCGCCGACCGATGCGCTCAACAAATCCAGGCGGCTCGCTGTTGCGGAGCGGTCGGTGGCCAGCACCGTCTCCAGAGTACGGATTCCGGCTTGATTGCCTGCGACCTGCGCATCGAGTGTGGTCAGGCGGATGGCCGTGGCTTCTCTTTCCGTAGCTGTGGTTCGCACTTCCACCGCGAACCTCGCGGCGCTATCCCACCCACTCAGCGCCCCGGCCAAGTCCCCTTCCCCATCCTCATCCCTGTACGACGCCTGCAGCGATTGCAGGGAAGACGACGTAGCCGTGACCTTGCCGTCCACCGTGCTGATGTCGCTCGTGTTTTTATCGATCTGCACAGTCTGGGCGTTGACCGTCGTCACGATGCCGCCGATGTCGAGCCAGTAGGTCGAATTAGGCGGCGCATTGGCCCCGCCGGCGTTGGCAGGCACGGCCTTGATGGCGGTATACAGGCGCTGGCCACCGCGCACGTTGTCGTCTTTCAGGTAGCTTTTCGTCGGGACGTATTCCAGTGCATCAGTGATGTCATCGATCTGGCCCTGAAGCTCATCCTTGGCCGCATCAATTCGACCATTCACTGACTCCGGTCCGTCGCCAGAGATCTTGTCGATTTCACCCAGCAGGTGCTCGCCAAGCTCGGACTCGGTGATCTGGCCGGAGATCAAGTCCAGGATCGGGCCGGCTTCAGAACTGGCCTGCCCCATCACGCCGCTTACCACTGGATAGAACGGACCGATGTTGCCAATCCGGTCGACCAGGCGCGCCCAGAAGAAGAAGGTGGTACCCGCCAGCAAGCTCTGCATCGAGTAGTCGCTTTGCGGGTAGGCAAGGTCTGCCAGTTTCGTTGCAGCACCCAGGTTGTTGGCCGGGCCATACCAGAGTTCCGTGCGCTGCGTGTCTTCGGCGCCAGCCGGGAAGCCCCACTTCAAGCGAATGCCAAAAAGCAGCGCTGTCGCGGTCAGGGATGACACCGCCGGTGGTAAACCTGCTTTACCCTTGAGGTTGGTCAGGATCGAGTTGCGCCAGATCGACGAGATGTCGAAGGCACTCACCGCGCGGACGCGGGCCACATAGGCGCCAGCATAGATGCCGGTAACGTCGACACTGGTCAGCCCGGTGCGTTGCACTTTGATCCAGTTGCCGCTGTCCTTACGCCACTCCACGTCATAGCCGACCGCGCCGGGCACCGCCGGCCAGGTAATCGTCATGGTGGCGACGGCGATGCCTTGGGAAACGACTGAACTTGCCGACAGGGTGACGCTGGCCGGCGCCGGCACCACCGTGATCGGAATGACGCTGATCGGCCGGTCCTCGAGGCGAGCACCAGTGTCGATCGAGGCAAACTTGCTCGGCTCGTACTGCAGTGCGCTGATTTCGTAGTCGCCTTCGGCCGTGCATTTGGTTCGCAGGACGCGATACAGCGGAATCGCCAGGTCATCAGCATCCAGTGCCCATTGCAGTTGCGGCAACGGTGGCTCGCTGTAGCTGGTGGTCACGGTCACTGCGCGGCCATTCACGCTCTGCACGGTACGGCCCTCCGCGCGCCCGCCCGGCAAGTTGATGATCAGACGATCACCGGCCTTGGCCTGGGTGTTGCGATCGAGCGTCACCACGCGGCCGGCGGCGGCCGAGATGCGCCCGCCGACCTCGCGTCCTGCCAGCAGCGAGTCCGCCACCGGGATGATGTGGCCAGGCAGTGGAATCACACCTTCCATGCCGGTCTTGAACGACACAGTGCGATCCTGGTTGTTGCTGAGGATCGCCCACTTGCCACGACGCTGGGCCTCGGAGGCTCGAGTGCAACCGATGGCGCTCAACTCCATCGGCCGGTCGCCATACCGACGCTGCAAGTCCAGGTCGGCGAATGGGATGACGTCAGTGTCGTAGTTGTTCGCCGGGTTGTCGTAGCTGACCAGCGCCCGGGTGTAGCGGGTCTTCGCCGACGCGCTGCCATAGGAGAACTTGCCATCGATGACGTTGGCCCGGGTGAAGACGTAGTCGAAGTCCTGGGCACGCGGCATATCGGCCTGCATCACCAACTGGCCCTGAGCCCAATAAGTCATGCCCCGATAGATGCCGGCGATGTCACGCAGAAGCGACCAGGCATCGGCCTTGCCTTGCAGGTTCATGTCACAGAGGTAACGTGGCTCGGTGCCACCCAGGCCATTCGTCACCAGCTGGTCGCAATACTGGGCAATCCGGTACAGCTCCCACTTGTCGACCATCCACGGCTTGATGCGTTTGCCCAAGCAGAAGCGGTCCTCGGTGCATACGCCGTAGGTGATCCAGGCCGGGTTGTTGGTCCAGGCCGACTTCATGCTGCCGTCCCAAGTGCCGGTATAGGTGCGGGTCACCGGGTTGTAGTTGCTCGGCACCATCCAGCGCCGCGCCTTGCACTTCACGGTAACGGCCGGGATGTTGGTGAACTGCTCAGCATCAAACTCGATGTAGAGCAGTGCGGTGTTCGGGTAGCGCAGCTTGGCGTCGATCACTTCCGTGTAACCGGCGACCAGCATGGTGTCGGCGATTTTGTTGCTGTTCTGGTTCACGGTCAGGCGACGCACGCGGATCTGCCAGCCAGTGGTAGCGTGTGGCAAGTCGATACGGCGCGAGCGTTCGTAACGGGTTGTGGTCTTGCCGTCCACGGCATCGACCAGCACCTGCTGATAGGCGCCGCCGTCGGTGGCCACATCAATGGCGTAATCAATGCGGTAGCCACCCACGTTGCCATTGTCGTCCTGACGCTGCAGGGCGGGCCAGGCGAAACGCACGCGCACAGCCGACAGCTGGGTGTTGGTGATCGAGCGCACCCATGGGGTGCCGCTGCGCAGCTCAACGTTCAGCGAGGTTTCGTTCTCCACGGACGGAATGCCCGGGATGTAGGTCTGATCTACCGAGCCCGGCCGCCAGTCCCACTTCACGTTGGGGAAGTTGTAGTTGCCGCTGGCATCGCGGATCGGCGTGTTGTCTAGGTAGATGTCGTAATCGGTCGGAGTACCGTCAAACTCGCCCTCGCCCACGGCGATCAACAGTTTGGCCAGGTTGGTGGAGCGCAGGCTGTCGCTGGCTTCGATCGGCGACTTTGGCTTGCTGCTGCCGCCCTTCTCGCCGTGGATATCGATCTGTTGTACTGCGCCCATGCTTTCCTCCAGGCATAAAAAAACCGCCTCTCGGGCGTTCTACTGACTGCGTGCTGACTACGTTTTGTCTTCGGCCAGGATCGAGGCGGAAATAATCATGCCGCCCCACCGGCGCTCGCCGATGCAGATCGGCACGGGGTTGCCACTGGCCGTGGTGTTCTTGGCGCTACCAAAGGCATAGGACGGGGCGTTTTCAGGTGAAGAGCTGTACGACAGGCCACTCTGTTGAGGGCTGAGCATCTGAATCACCCCCCCTGCGGTCGATGCGATACCAGCAGCGTAAAGCGCCGATATCGCCGGCCCGGAAAAAGCGCCGAATGGGTTGAAATACGCAAGTGCGATCATTGCCGCGCCAACTACTGTCTGAAGAACGCCCGCTCGCTTGCTTCCGGAGATGACTGGAACGATTTTTAGAACTCGAGTCCCTGATAGGTTGAGCTGGCTCAGTCCTGCATTTTTCCCGTTTCTATAAATGGCGAAGCACATCCCGAGTCGATCAAGTCGTTTAATTTCCTCCTGAAACCCAGGGATCGTTACGTTGAGCGCTTTGA